ACCAACAGCAGAGTTGTACGCCGTGACATTGAAGCAGTTATTTATCGCAATGTTGCCGCAAAGCGCATAATACACCTGCTCTTGAGGCTCAAAAGCAATAACACTTCCTTTATTAAACAACATCTTAGCCCACTCAATCGTATGAACACCGATGTTAGCACCACAGTCAATAGCCACTACACCTGGGCCATTTTCCTCTAGGCACTTATTGAGCAGGAACTTGCACAGGCCAACCTCAGTCATATCGTACTGGCCTGTATTCAATAGCTGAAAACCAACACCGTAACCGTGCTGGTCATCAATCATTTTGTAGTCGAACCGATTAACAATCATAGAGCCGTGGTCTGTTCTTACCACGGTGTAGGCTTGTGGCCTCATAAAATCACCATTTAACTTTGTCAGCCCAATAGGCGGCTGACATTTTGCCCTTTGAAATATTCTGTGCGTGTCTTGCTTTGAAGGATTTGCGTCTTGCTTTTTCAGCAGCAGACTGCGGATTTTTGCCAGCACCAGACACACCCTGCTGACCAAATCTAATTGTCTTAATCTTGTCGCCTTCTTTAGCCACAACAACGTGGCTTTTCTTCGGATGGTTAGGTGTACGCTTTGGCTCGTTATAGCGAGATACACCTGCTCTGTCTAATCTGGGGTCTTTAGGCATCGTATTCTACCTCGTGTATTCTTGACGTTCTCATCATACTCTGTATCTCTTCTGCGGATATGCCAGCGCGAAGGCCAGCACTAACAGCCATACTCATACAGGCATCCATAACGTGCCGCCAGTTTGCTTCTGATGTAACAAGAAGACCGGCAATGTGCATCTCCAACATCGTATTGATGGCCTCGACCATCTCCATATACTCCTCTTCAGTCTCCTCAAGCTCTAGCTCAATATCTAGCTCCCTGCCTGGAAACTTTACGATGTTGTCAGTCATACTACCCATCCTGTGTTTGGTTTTAGACTTCGCTTGCTACTATATCCTCTTGAGTAGCCGCCAGCAATGGCACCACTTTCCGCAAAGCTCAAGACAAACGCATCAGCTACGTCTGGACTGCGCTGGCCTCTACGCTTCATCTCATCCTTGCTCTCGACCTTTAGCTTACCATTAGACAGGTACTTATACCTAATCGCAGTAATCTCCTGTATCAACGTGGCATCATTCGGGATATGGCAATCCCTTGCCTCGAACCATTCACGAGCATTCCAGAACAACTCATCACGCAGCCGGTTAAACCTGTCCTTTAAGCTGGCAGTCTCGGACACAGAAATAGCCACGGCAGGCAAATCAAGCTCTCTCAGCCTGTCAGCCAGCCCCGCGCCAATACCAATCGCGTCAATATAAATGCTTTGAGGTCGTAAGCGATAGTTGCAAGCCTCGTACTCTGACAGCACAATACCAGCCATTTCCATAATATCGCGCCCCTGATACGTCTTTATCGGCTCAAGAAGCACGTTACCTTGCCGCTTGGCGATTGCACTCCTGTCACCGCCAAATCTTGCAACGTCTACTCCCCATACAACCGGCGTAGTGGGTGAGGCTTCGACTTCTCTCTTAGTTGCCTCTTCAACCAAATAGAGTGGCAATAAGACATCATCTGATTGTGTAGGAAACTGACCAAGGACACGCACCCTGTAAACATTAGACTCTTCACCGTATTTGTCCTTCATCTCCTCAAGGAACTGCTCAGAAACAGTGGTTGCATCGTGACAACTCACCGTCATCGTGAACCAACGCTCACGCTGAGAATGGTGACTATCGTAGAAAAAACCTTCAGACCGCGTAGGGTTGCCGCACATTACCGTCTTCGCACCGGCTGTGGACATCGCGCCCTCACCGACCTGGAAGACAACATCCGGTATACCTGACGCCTCTTCACACAAAAATAACATATTCTCGGAGTGAAAACCCTGCAAAGCCTCTGGGTTCTCCCTGCGACTTGTTCGCGCAACCGCAAAGCTGTCACTAGCCCCTTTAAGGCTAATCTTGTCGCTCTTGAACTCTAGCAACTGCTTGAAGCCATCTGGCAGCTTTCGCGCCCATTTATCTATCTCAGTCCACAACACATCGCTCAACTGATGCGCCGTGTTTGCCGTCACAGCAACCTTGCACGGATAATGCGTAATCAACCACCACAGAACCAGCCAACTCTGAAACGCCGTCTTGCCAACGCCGTGACCAGACGCAATGCTGACCTTATCGTGGCTTGCAACGGCTCTCAGTGCCTCGGCTTGCCACGGCTGGGGTTTTGCCTTGAGGATGCTGGTGACGAATAAAACTGGGTCATTGTGCAGTTTAACCAGCAGGTCAGTGTTTTCAGTTTTTTCCATTCAGAAACGCCCCTAGCTTTTCACGCACCTGCTCAATAACACTATGCCAATCCATCACCCTTGGCTGCCGAAAGTGCGTTACGCTGTCATATAACGGCACATTCTCAGTATATGGGTGCCAACGCCAGCAAGCATCGAAACGAGACATCACCCAAGTATTAACGCCTAACCCGCCAGCTAGATGCGCCAGTGCCGTGTCAACAGTAATCACCAAATCAAGATTGCTTAGAAGGGCAGCCTGTTCCTCGAAATCACCTACAGCACAGCCAAAGTCAATCGCATCCGGCAAACCCCACTCTCTCGTTAAATTCACAACGTGACAGTCCATACCATCGAATATCTGCTCGGCGTGTTGCCCTGACATAGACCGCCGCTTGTCAATGACAAACGCACCAATGTCATCCGGCCTAAAGCCGCCAGACCAACAAATACCGACCACAGGCTTATCCTTCGGCAACTGGCTACCGAACTCAGCCACCATAGCCTCATTAGCCTTCAAATACGGCTTGCCACTAATGCTGTTCCAATCACTAGCAAACATCGGCAGCAAGTCCATCGTCCACAAATGATGCGTATAATCCTCATCGCCGTCCTCGTGTATCTTTGCGAGATTGGACTGACTTATCAATGATTTCAATGGTCTAGGACACACGATTGTGACATCGGCACCCATTTCTTGCAACGCTGGCAGCCATCTTGCAGCCATAATCGTGTCGCCAAAGCCCTGCTCGTGACGGACGATAACCTTGGCCTTGCCACCAGTATATTGCGGCAGCGGTGCCTTATCCCGCAGAAACAGCGGCTTCCTAGCGTCATATAGCTTGAAACCACCGGCAAAGTCGCCTGCGTTCAACTTTGCTAGTGAAAGCAAGTGACGGCTGGCAATCTCCTTGCCATCAAGCTCAACGGCCTTCTTTGCGTGTTTCAACGCCTCATCCCAGCGGCCTAAGTCCATCATCAACGTGGCGTAATTGTGCCGCGCTCTGTGGTCATTTGGCTTGCAACGAATGGCTTGCAGCAAAAGCTCCTCGGCCTGCTTGTAACGCATACGCTCACGCAGCAAATTCGCCAGATTCGCCAGGACAGGCACACAATCGGCTTGCAACTCTAGCGCACCTCGCCAGACACGCTCGGCGTACTCTTCCTTGTTCAGATTATAAAGGCAGAAACCAAGCATATTTGCGACAATCGGGTGCGACTGAATATCAAGTATCTTGTTACACAATCGCGCTGCTGGCTCATATTTCTCGTTCTCAACGAGCCGCTGCACCTCGGTATACATCATATCGGGGTCGTCTTGAGGCTCATAAGCCTGTGCTACAAACGATGGGGGGTTCATTTCTCTTCAGCCTCTCCCTCAATGGTCTTGTCCTCTAGCCGCTGACGCTCTATCTGCGCCGCTGCCAGCTTCAACTCGTCAACAAAGCTCACAACAGTATGCTCGTGTTCGACCTTCTGGTTCTCACCGTAGAACTTCGGATATAGCTTCGCTGCTCTCCACTTGTAGGTATCAATCACAACTCTCGCCTGCTGGGCATCAAGCTCGCCATACCGCATAGCGTCAATAGCGTCATCAATGTCATCGTCAATCTTCTGGGCGCGAAGCTCCATAGCGACCTTGTACTGGTCGCGGAAATCAGCGTCATCTCGCAACCACTTGCTAATCGTCATAAACGTAGGCACCAGCTTGTGAGTGCAAGCCTTCCTGGCAGACATACCGTCAGAAACAAGCTCGATGAACTTCTTTTTGCCAGCGTTTATCTCTTTCGGGTCAGTGATTTTACGTCCCATTTCGTACTCCTGTATTCGTCACATAGCAGACTTGATATAGCAGTGCAAGAAAACTTGCAACTTTTGGGGTGCTAGGGACGTTTTTGGGTTTTTAGGTTTAAGGGGGGGTGAGAAGGGACTATTATATATTTATGACGCCCCCACGCGCGATTTCGATGGGGGGTCTCTGCGAACCGTTCTCATTATCATTATCATTTGAGAATGATTCTCATTCGCAATAGTCCAGGCGAGAATGATATTGCGACTCATTATCAATCGCATAAAGCCAAGGCTCTACATTGCCGCGTGACGGCTTGCAACGAATGCCGACCGGTAATCATACGCTGAAGCCAGCAAAGCCAGCCAGCGAGCAAATATGGGCGATTATGCTAGGTTAACCGGATTCGGGTTAACTCGCGCGTGTGGTGATATAATAACGTGTTGACGTGATGCCCCCATAATCCACCCCATAACCCC